CGGGCCTCGAGCGACTCGGACAGCCGCGCGACGGTCGAGGAGCGGAAGGCTCCCGCCGTGCATGTGATGCCGGGCCGTGAGGCTCGCGGCTTCGGCTCGAACGACTCGGCCGCGAAGGCGGGCCGGTTCCTGCGGGCCCTCGCCCGCGGCGACGTGAACGAGATGCGGGCCATGGGCGAGACTTCGCCCACGTTCGACGGCAAGGGCTCGGAGCTCGTGTCGCCGGAGCTGTTCCGCGGCTTCATCGACGTGCTCGGCTACAGCTCGGTCGGCCTCCAGGTCGCGAGCCTGTACCAGACCAGCTCCAACTCGATCGTCGTGCCGAAGATCGGCGAGATCGAGGCGACCTGGTTCGACGAGCAGGAGACCATCACGGGCGACGAGATGACGACCGACAAGGTCGAGATCGCCCTCCACAAGATGGGCCGCCTGATCGAGATCTCGAACGAGCTGGCCGAGGACGCCGCCGCGGTGGTGGCCCTGGCCCAGACCGTCGCGAACCGGTTCGGCCTGGCGATCGGCAAGAAGATCGACACGGTGTGGCTCCAGGGCGACGCCGGCAAGGGCATCGACGGCCTCGTCGGCGAGGTCTCCGTCGACAACACGGTCGAGGCCGGTGCCGATAACGACGGCGTCGACCTGGCCGAGCTCGTCGGCAAGATCGACAGCCGGGCGGTGAACACCGCCTGGGTGGTGAGCTCGGCCGGCTGGGCCCACATCATGAAGGCCTCGGTGGTCACGCAGTCGACGACGATCGGCGATCGCGTCCTCCCGGTCGTGATGGGTGCCCCGGTCTACCGCTGCCTCGGCCTGCCGACCGGTACGTTGGCCCTGTACGGTGACTTCGCCATGGCAACCGCGGTGGCCTACAAGGCGAACGGCCTCCAGGTCGCCGCCTCGGAGCACGCCTCGTTTGCGAAGGACAGCGTGGTCTACCGCGGGACCCAGCGGGTGGGCATCGCGAACCACGACGCCAGCTTCGTCGCGAAGCTCGTCGTTCCCGAGGCCTGAGCCCAGTAACTGACGCAACGGGCCGGGGGGCCGCAAGGATGCAGCCCCCCGGCTTCTGCGTACCCGGAGGACGGCATGGATAACGCGCCGCAACCGCTCCGGCTGCTCCGGGCCTACCGGGGCTACAGCTCCGGCGAGGTGATCCGGGCGACCCCCGGCCTCGCCGCCCATCTGGTCGAGTCCGGCGTCGCCGCCCCGGCCGAGCCAGACACCCGCCCGCTCTTCGATGCCAGGCCCGCCGCCGAGCGTGCCGTCGCTGCGACGCCGACCGAGACCCGATAGGAGCCCGCCATGCGACCCGACACGCTCGTCGTGACCGAAGTCGAGGCCGACGTGGAGCCGGTGACGCTGGACGACGTGAAGGCCCAGCTCGGCATGATGCCGGAACAGGAGGACTTCGACGCCCTGCTGGCCGGCCAGATCGCGACCGCCCGCGAGTTCCTCGAGGCCCGACTCGGCCGGTCGCTGGTCCTGAAGAAGTACCGGGCGAAGTGGAAGAAGCCGGTCGGCCGGAAGTTCGTCCTCCCGCGACCGCCGCTGGTTGTCGACGAGACCCACGAGCTGGCCGTGACGGTCGACGGCGACGAGCTCGCCGGCAGCGAATACGAGGCCGAGGCCGACGCTATGCCGGCCTACGTCGAGCTCGACGCCAGCCCGGCCGGCGAGGTCGTGATCGAATACTGGGCCGGCCCGACGGAGGCCCAGCCGGTCTCCCGCCGGCTGAAGTCGGCCATCCTGCTGTACGTCGTGCATCTCTTCGAGAACCGGGGCGTCCTGGCGGCGAACAGCTCCGTCGAGCTGCCGCAGGCCTTCGAGGCACTGCTCGCCAGCGAATCACATAACGGGGGCTGGTGATGATCCCGGCCGGCCTGCTCACCGAGACGTTCGTCGCGGAGTCGCGGCCGGCGGCCGAGCGCGACGATCACGGCGGCCTCGTGGCCGGCCAGGAGTGGCCGGAGGTCCGCCGGTTCCACGGCTCCTACGAGGCCCAGAGCTACGTCGAGGCGGAGAACCGCGCCCAGGTCGGCGGCACGCTCCAGGCCCTGGTCCGCTGCCGCTGGTTCCCGGACATCGTCGGCGGGATGCGGCTCCGGTGGGTCTCGCGTGGGGATCGCCTGCTCTACGTCTCGGCGGTCGTCGAGCGGGCTGGCCGGACTGAGCTCGAGATCACCGTCGAGGAGCAAGTGGCATGATCTCCATCGAGCTCGACAAGTCGTTCGACGCCGAGATCGGCCAGTTCGTGAGGGCGTTCCAGACGCTCCCCAAGAACATCCGGAACAAGTACCTGAAGTCGGCCATGGCCCGCACGCTCCGGCCAGGGCGGTCGGTGCTGAAGCGATACACGCCGCCCGAGGGCATGAAGCGCGGCCGCCGAAAGAAGGGCGAGAAGCCGCGGTCGTCGGGCCAGCTCCGGGCCGCAGTCGCTGTCCGGACGAAGGCCACGAAGGACGCCGTGTTCGGGGTGCTCGGCTACAAGGCCGGAGCCCAGAGCCGGAAGGCGATCTGGCTGGAGTTCGGCACGACGAAGGGCATCGAGCCGCGCCGGATGGTCGAGCGGGCGATGGCCGAGTTCGGGCCGCAGGCCGCTGCGTCGCTCGCGAAGAGCATGGCGACAGCCTTCGAGAACGCCCTGAAGGACAAGATCCCGGCCGGCAAAGGAAAGTACAGAGGCAACTAATGCCAATTCCCGAGAAGTGGATCAAAGGCGCGATCGAGGACGCGGTCGCCAACTGCCAGGCCTGGCCGGTGGCGATGACCGGCACGGGCGACCCGCCCTATGTCGTCTACGTCCGCGAGAACACGACCCGCGAGCTCGTCCTGGCCGACACGCTCGACGCGACGCCGGAGCCGAATCAGCTCCCGCCGTCCGCGACGTTCAGGCTCGACATCTATGCGGACTCGCACGTTCAGGCCTGGGAGATCGCGGAGGCCGTCGGTGCGGCACTGAACCGATTCAAGGGGCCGGTCGGCGACCTGACAATCGACTCCTGTCTTCTGACCGACGAGCGGGACGGCGACGCCGTCCGCCTCGAAGGGCGCGAGGACCCGACGTACATCGTCGAGCAGACCTACACGATCTCCTGGGAGGAGTGACGAACAATGCCGCTCTCCAGTGTTCCGTCCGGTGGCCCTGGGATCCCAAGCGGGGCGACGCAAGTCTCCGTGAAGTCGCTTCTCCCTGGGGCGACGACGAGCAAGGAAGACGTGACGACGCTCGGCGATAACGAGCGGGTCTATGCCGACCCTCCGCTGAAGGACGTCGAGTCCGGCGGCGCGACGGCATCCTGCACGGCCTCAGGATTTCTCGAAGACAGCGGCCCAACGATCTCGCCGCCCTCGGTTACTGATGGCTGGGTGTGCGAGGAGTCTGAGGTCACCTACGAAGTCGGCAAGTATGCGACCTGGTCGGCGAGCTGGAGCTATTATCCGCCTGCTACCTGACGAAAGGGAATGACATGCCAACATCATCGCAGGGAAACTCGCTCATTGCCGGAGCGACCAAGATCTCCATTAAGGGGTCGCGCTCGTCGAAGGCAGGCGACAACAAGCTCGACTCATCGACGCTGTCGCTCGCTCACGGCTCCTATCGGACATACGAGGACGGCCTCCTGGACCTCGGCCCGAGCGGCGACGCGGACGGCATCGTCTACACGGCGACCGCCAGCGGCTACGGCTCGCCTCCTGGGGCCGGGGCGACGCTCTCCTACGGCGGGAAGACATTGTATTGCACGGAGTCTTCCGAGGACGCCAGTGTCGGCGAGCTGATGGGGTGGTCTGCCAGCTACACGTCCGACTACACGCCCCCCACTCCGTGATCGCGGCCTGAGGCAACCAGCCAGAGGGCCACCATGCCGACCCCAACCTCTCAGGGCTCGATCGTCACCTTCGGCGGGACTTCGATCGGCAGCCTGACATCCTTCCGCGTCACGCCCGCGACGGCCGTGATCGAGGACGTGACGAACGTCGGGAGCGACGTGATCGGCAGCGGGGCCACGGCCCGCGTCCTGCGAGAGATCGCCTGCACCGGTGTTGAACCAGGCGGCGTAGATATCACGCTATTCGGATGCCCGCCGTTCATCGGAGAGGACACCGGCCACGAGGCCTACCTCGTTGTCGCGTTCGACGGCGGCACCATCCAGAACTACGCGATCTTGGAGTCCTTCGAGGTCACCGGCAACGTCGGGCAGTTCCTGACCGGTGCGGCACGGTTTCGATTCATGGGCCAACTGGACAACGACTGACACATGACCACGGCATCTGAACTATTCGGCGAACATAAGCCCGAGCTCCTCGAGGTCACGCCCCCCGGCGTCGACAAGTCTGTGAGGCTCCGCTACCCGTCCTATGGCGAGTGGCACAAGCTGGCCGTCGCCCACCAGCAGCTCGACGGCAAGGCCCCGCCGGCCGAGCTGATCGTCGACACGATCGCGGCCTGTCTCTCCGACGAGAACGGAAAGCGACTCCTGTCGGCAGACAAGTCGAAGGGCCTCCTCGACGCGAGCCCGCGAGTCGTGATGTGGCTCTATAAGAAGTGTTGGGAGACTGTCCTCCGGAACGACGACGACTCGGTCGCGGAACTGGAAAAAAACTCCGCAGCCGGGCAGGACTCGTAGATCGGTTCCTGTACCGGCTGGCCGCACACCATCGCATCCCAAACCCTGAGGAGTGGAAGTACGAGCTGAGTCTCCGACAGTTCCAGTGGTGGCTCGCCTATTACCGGGTCGAGCCCTTCGGCGAGGACTGGCGGCGAACGGCGAGACAGACGGTGATGATCCTGAAGGGTCTCGGCTGCAAGGTCGACGAACAGTTCGAGGAGAAGTTCCTCCCCGGATATGACCCCAACCGGCCCATGACGGAAGACGAGATCGAGGCAGAACTAAGCAAGCTATCCCGAGCGTTCCCGAGGCGATGACATGGCGGCGATCGGCAAAGTATCCGCAGTCTTCACGGCATCGACGAGCGGCCTGACGGCCGGCGTCAACCGTGCATCGTCCAGCATGAAGTCGCTCGAGGCCTCGGCGAAGAGCCTGCGGGCCGGCATGTCGTCGCTCGTCGCGATCCAGGGGGCCCAGCTCTTCGGGTCGATTGCCTCGTCGGCATCGCAGGCCGTCGGGAGCCTGCTGCGGATGGGCGCGGCCCAGGCTGAGGTCGTCGACCAGACGAGCAAGATGGCGGCCCGCCTGGGGATGACCTACGGCGAGCTCGCGGGCCTCGGCCTGGCCGGCGAGCTTGCCGGCGTCTCGCTCGACCAGATCGGCGCGGCCGCCACGAAGGCCGACGTGGCCCTCGTCAAAGCGACGAACGGATCGAAGACGGCCGCCGCCGCCTTCGGCAACCTCGGTCTGAACGTCGAGCAGCTCGCCGGCCTGAACGCCGCCGACCGGTTCGACGCGATCGCCCAGGCGATCGCGGCCCTCCCGACCGAGGCCCAGCGGGCCGCGGCCGCCGTCCAGATCTTCGGCCGGTCCGGTGCCGACCTCCTCCCGCTGTTCAACGGCGGGGCCGAGGCTATCGCCGCGGCACGAGCGGAGGCCGAGCGGTTCGGACTGACGCTCACCAATGCCCAGGGCCAGGACGTGGAGGCCATGAACGACGCCTTCACGCGGGCCCAGAAGGCGATCGCGGGTGTGGTCCAGCAGATCGTCGCCTACCTCGCCCCGGCCGTCGATGCCGTCGTG